CTTGGAATTTAGAATAACTTCCAAACTCTACTCATTTAACAAAGAAATTTGGACCGATCACCGTACCAGACTGCATCAAGTTGACTCTGCTGTTGAAGTGTTGCAATTGATCACAGCTGTGTCAGAGAAGATAGGGAAATTGGTTGCAAAAACTTCATGAAGGGTGTTGTTCTTCATTGTTATTAATCTCACATTCTTTTCCAGAGCAATTGCTCCTGCCTCTATCAGATGATTGTTCACTAGATCATGATCCAAAGATGCCATGATGGAGTGAGCCTTACTAGAATTGATAGCATTCAAATTGTCTAAGAACTGACACCTATCTCGTATGTAGACCTTTGTTAAAACACGTCTCTCTTCTTCTGTTCTTCCTGCATGTACAGGGGAATCTTCATCATCAGCTAACAGCTTGGCTGTGATGAGTTTCAAGAACTCCGATGACTTTATATGTGGCAGCCCATCTGGCTTGTACTCTGTGCTTCTGTAGTTCAACTCACTGTTAATTCTACGCAGTAAGATCTCCAGATCATACTTCATGGTCTCTGGAGCTCCTTCCAGCATTGCCTGCAAATAACTCTTCTCTTGCTCTAACTGAGAGTTACTCATGTACACCTCTCTGCCTCTTGCAGTGGAAATTGACAACTCAGGTCTCGAAGATGGGCTCTCATCAGGAGATTCTGACTCATCCTCGGAATGTTCTTCTGACACTTCTCTTCTCTGAGCTTGGGCCATTAGATTCTTGTTGCAAGCCAATGACATGATACCTGTAGCTTGACCTGTGTACTTGCATCTGGATAAAACATCCAAATCCCCTGAAGTCAGTCCTCTGGCTATGTTAGAATGGTCTTTCTCGAGTGCTAGATGGGACCTTACAGACTGGAAAAACACTATGGCAGGTGGGACCACATCTGCTGTGATTAGTTCTCTCTCATCAATCAATTGGAAGGTTTCTTCATTCTCAGTGAATAGTTCTCTTACATTCTCTAGAATGTCCTCATCTAGATTACTTGAAACAAGATTCTTGAGATAATTGTCATCCATTGCTCTAGAATCCTTCAGAAATTCTGACCCTGCTACAGATACACTTCCCTCATCATCTGAATCCTCATCCCAGGGCCTGGTGCCCCTTGCATTCTGCAGACGTTCTAATTCTACCTTGAACTTATCTAACATCGGATCTCTTGATTCTTCTGGTCCCCATATCTGCAAAGCCGTTTTTGTTGTCCATTGTCTATCATTAGATAAGCCAGAGAAGGCAGAGAGTAGCTGCTCATCGGCCTTGAAATTCTGAATGAATATGTCTTTCTCATCTTCTTTGTAGTGCTTGAGTAAAGTTTCTAAACGCAATCTCTGTGCCCTCCTGAGATCAGCTACACGTTTGACTATGTTTTTCCTTATCAGCATGGTCAGAGTGTTTACATTTATGCCATTTATAATGACATCTCTCTTCTCTGTACGTGTTCTCGCCAGCAATTGTGACATCTTCACCCAGCTTGAGCCAACTTCAAGATCGTTCATTAGTTGGGGTAGATCAGCCACCTCCCCGTACATCCATGCTTTCATACTAGGAGGTAGGTCGAAAATGTTAAATGATAGTCTACTATTTGGCTGCCAGTCAGTCGATCTTAGACTATAGTTCAATATTGTCACTTCTTTTTCACGACCAGTATGATCTCTGATTGCCACCTTCAATCTCAGAATCATATTCTGCACTCTGATGTTCCATGAACCGCCTAGTAGTCTATCTGTTACAGGGTCTTCCATTTCTTTGTCTAGAAAGACAGGTAGAAGAGAACGCACTCTGCCCTTGTGTATGACAAAGTTTGATTTGTCATCCAGATATATCATGGCTTTGTCAGATTCATGGCTCTCAGGTGGCATTAGGCTGAACTCTCTTATCAAAGTTGAGAGAGAATTACCCAAGCTGAGGGGATCCACCATTCTGCCAACTTTTATGAACTGGCATGTCTTGCCAACCATCTTTATCAAGACGGAAGTCCCATCAATTATCCCATGCCACTCACCCACCTTTTCGTTCACCTTTACCTGACGGAATTTACCCTTAGAATCCACTTCAAATTTCATAGTGGACTCTTGCCTCTGAATGAAGTATCCGAGTACCCCAAGCTTCAAGCTAGTGATTCTCAGCATAGTTCTCTGTTTGCTTCTGGTATTGAGGTACTCGCTCATGATCTTCAGTCTCAAAAGTCTCTTCGGTAGGCTGACATCCTTTATTTTTAATGCTTCTTCTCTGATCAATATATTATGACAAAGAGAACTCTTCATTGCATCTTCTAGAGGAGAACTTGCGACCAGATACAGATCATTGAGGATGCGCTTGACATCTGTGAGTGGTGTATCCACACTGTGAAGAACTTTGACTTTGGGCCATAAGATGCGGCTCATGATATTTGCTAGAGTCCTCTGTTTTGCAGAAGTGTCAACCAGCTTCAGTTTCCTTGATTTGGCTTCAGTCTGCTCTATCAAGTTGCGTAGTACAATGGGGGATATCTTGTTGTCCTTAGAAGTTTCATCTTGTGTATCTCTCAAGAAGGCATAATGACCCCTGGTTCTTGACCAGAGTTCATCAAACACACCTTGTGACAATTTTACTGTGTTGTGACCAAACCATTTCCTACGCACAATGTCAATTAAACTGAAATCAAGCGGAATTCTTGCTTCCCATACCAGAAACTCTACTTTACCCCTTGTTTTGATGTTTGAGTGAACTGTCCTCAAAGAAGACTGCCATTTCATCATCTCCAGATAACCTTCTTCATATTCTTCATATTTCAAGAACAACTTCCGGAGATCATCAGGACCATAAGCAGTCTTCCTTCTCTTTGAAGAGTAGAATCCTGCTATTTGCCAGAGTGTGAATTTCTGCCTGAAAGCACTGTTATCTCCTGTCAATTTAGAAGATACTGTGAAGCAGGGCCGATTGATCATATATGATGAAGCCACAAATGATCGAATGGTCGGTTGATACGAGCTTATTGATGCTTTCACCCCTCTGTCGAATAACTTTGCAGTCATCTTAGCTTGAACAATAGACCAACCACCCTTCTCAGTGTAGAGGACTTCAGGGTCACTTTCTAGTATCTGGATACTAGCTGTGATGTTGGACAGACCAGATTCTTCCACAACCTGCTTGTGTAGCTTTGTTGATCCAAACCGCAATTCTACTGTTCTTAGACTCTCTCTTAGAGTCTTGTCTAGCTTTTCATCATACTCTAGCTGGCACCTGGGGTTTAACATGTCCCAGTCATTCTCTTCTATAGAGATCCAGTTCTTTTTGGCATAGTAATACATCATGAAATCAAACCCTGTGATGCCGCAGTTGTAATCCATCTCTAGAGGGAAATATCCAGCAGCAGGATGGCTAGAATCTTCTAACCTTTCTACCATCTCTTTCCCTAATATGTGATTGTCAAGCCCCAGCATCTTATAGTGCATTTCTGACTGACACATTTGTAGCAAGCTGCAGGTCAATGTGTAAGCTCCTGATTCCAGACATTGAGTCAAGAGATCATAGAAGGTTTGTATCCTCTCATAGAAGGTCTCTGTCAAGCTGGTGGTTAAACTGGCAGCTACCCACCTGAAGGTCGGTCTGATGACTTTGCCATCCACCCACCATTCTGAGTTATACTCCACCAAGTTGATGGTACCAATGCTAGATTTTGCTTCACTAGTCCAGATGGACATGTATTCCGAGAAGTTCTCCTTCCACTTGAGGCATGTTTGAACCCATAGCAAAGATTTCTTGTCTGCTTTCCTGATGCTTATGCACATGGCTGAGTCGTCGCTACCCTGGATTACAGAGCATACATTATCAATACCCAATTCATTAAGATGAATTGCACAATTGACCTCAGCAGATTCATTAATGACACCATGCACAACAGTACTAGTAAAATGTGGGAGACCTTGGAACATTCCGTCCTCAATTTTGATTATATCAGTGGACTTAGAAATGAAAGGATCTGTACCTGCCCAAAAGGCTGCTCCAAGGCGCTTGAATGTTGAGTTGCTTGTTATCACATTTTGAGAGCTCTCAAGGATGGAAACCAATTCATCTGGAATGGCTATTCTCTTCTCTGTCCAAAGCCAGAAGAAAAGATAACACAGATAAGGCATGTCTGTGCCCTTGACTATCCTAGATATCACAAAGAAGAATTTACTGACATGATGCCGTTGACACCACTTCGAAGCATCAGCTGATTTGCATACTGTGACATGCTCTCCTAGTACAGCAGTGGCTTTCCTCTCATGGCTCACCATGAACTTATCCTTCAAATCAGGATTTCCTATGCTGTCTGAAGGCATGAATGTTGCAATTGTTCGTGAAATTGTCTCTACAGCAAAGTGGATAATCCTTGCTTTGATCTCAATAACATGGATTTCTCTGTCTCCTCCATGCTGATCTTTTGGAAAGAGGTCACTGTAAACCCAGCCTCTCTCATGGAGGAATTCGCAGCAGTACACCAAGAGCTTTGGGTAGGTAGGCTCTCTGTCTTTAGTTACCAGCATGTACTCGCGAATGAGCTGGCTTAGGGAAGTTATGACTTTAGGTCTCTTACCTTGAAGCTCTGGGTTATCCTCTCTGATCTCCTTCACACGTTTCTTCCCTCTAGAGCCACTGCTCTCCAGATTAATAACAGTCTTCATTCTTATCTTAGCACTTGCTTTCAGTGTTGCTAGATCAAGGAAAGATCGCCTGGCCAGAGTCTCTTCTATGCGGTTTACCAACTGTGTGTGGAAAGATGAGCCATATTTCGACTTCATTTTGTCCATCCAGAGATCAACAAACCTCCTTGCAAGAGCGGGATCCCAGCAGTGCTTCTTGGGCTCTGATAGTAGCTGCCATATAGCAACATTTGGCTCGACTATGTTATCTGAGAACCAGAAATGTTCTTTGCAGATCTTGGCTACTATCTTGAAGCTCCTGTCCCCAGCTCTCCCCTTTGTTTTTGAGACCACATAGCCAAAATAGAAAGAATCAACAAGCTGTTCTATTGTTACTGGCTGGTCATGGTAGAGACACCTGAGTCGGAAGTAGACATACTCAGTTTGGTTGTTGCCTGGGGTGGCTACCTCCTCAAATCCAGGTTCATCTAGAGTCTTCTTGGTTCTTATCCTTCTTCGGTACGGCTTCCTCTCCTGATAGAATCGCATTAGTGAAATGGTCCTATTTAGGTAGTATACTGTCAGACGAGATCTGCATACTTCTGGAAGCCGCTCGACAAACTGCATCACATCAGCCTCAAAATGCTGCAGTGCCCTCATGTGTAGGTAACGATTTGCTGTCATTAACTCTTCCACATCTATCTTGTTGTTCACATAGGTCAAGAACAGTGAGTTGATGGTTTCCCATAGTTCATTTGGGGGTTGTATCCCACTTGAGTATATTGGGACTCTGAAGTGCTTGAGCAGATAACAGAGGATTCCTTTCATGTATGGCCCTGCTTTAACCAGATGCTCAAGAGCCACTTCTGTGTAAGAAACCCAATCACATATGAAATAGTTATCTGTCTCCCATATCTCTGGGCCCAGCCTCCCTGTATCTATCACTTTACTCTGTGCTTTGTCAAAGCCAAAATAACAGAAGGTGTGTGTTCCAGTAGCTTTGATGATTGCAAAAGCTGAGTAATTTGGGAACAACTTGATGGTCCACTTATTTGTCTTATGAGCAATCTTGTATTCATACGATACCTCTGTCATCACATCTGTTATACACTGTGCTAATGACACTACAACTGACTGACTAGCCCACTTATAGATCTCCAGAGACTTTGCAAAAGGGTCCACTTTGCGCTTTGCCCTGCAAGTCAGGGCTGTCGATGGGCTCCTGTAGTCCCCTAAATACTGTTTTGCTTCAATGTGCTCCTTGGCCTTTATGAAGTCTTCAATGTCCTTTGTTTCTGTTTCCGGATCAAAGGAGATCTTGGACTCAGCTTCCTTCTCCACCAGCTCAGGAATTGAAGACAATAACTTGGCTCCTACTCCTGACAGTGCTGCATTGACCTTGCCCCTGTCATCTAGCTCGCACCTGAACTCAGATTGCTTTCTCATGCTATGTTGCTGTGTCTGAGCTATGCCAGACATTGCTTCTGATCTGCTAATCAGTCTGATGGTTTCTTCCCCATGTGATTTCGTTGAGAGCACTTGATTGAATCCCTCTGAAGCTATGCTGAATAGCTCATCTGGACAGTTAACATTGCTTCCAAGGTTTCTGGTCTCAGGCTTCATGTCTTTCCTATGTCTCTTAGAAAGTATCATAGGCCAATTTGCAACCCTTTTCATGTCTTTTTTTGTACCCTTTTCTCTCATGGTCTGGATGTAGTCAGAAATGACTGTGTCTGGGGTCTTGGGCTTTACCCTCATAGACTTCTCTAAAGTCTTCCTCATGATTTCTGAGACATGCATGTCTTCCATCTCAGTGTTGTCTCTCATGGATTCTTGTAGCAATTCTCTCTTGAATCCCCTACTCTCTTTCAGATCCAACTCTGATATTTGCTTCAATGCAGTTCTCACTTCTTGAACTGCATGCTTCGTGTCTGAATCCAGATTCAGTCTTATGCCAGTAAGATCAGCTACCTTGTTCTCAATGTCAATGCCAAGCCTACATCTCTCACACATCTCTTCAACAGCCTCATCAGAGAGTTGGCCATTAAACAGAATTCTGTCTGTTGAGACAACTAGGATGTAATAATCTACATTGTGGCGAGCCAGCTTATCATAGTAAGCTATTCTCTTGCTCAGCCAAGATGATTTCATGCTGTTTTGGTCTCCCCTTGCATTGGTTGCTAACTCGAGGACACTTCTAGAGTCCACAAGAATGCAATCAGGAGTCTGTCTACTAACTATTCCCAGGCTTGTCAGAGGCTCATCAGTATCTTCAGTCAGCTCACTAGCAACAAAATCATGTCTGATTGCTCCCAATTTCTGCCTCCATTCTTTGGTTGACAGATCTCCTTTTTCCAAGATTCGTGTGATGTTGCCAACCTTGATGATTATGTTTCCAGTACTATTATCTTGATCCACTTCACATTCTCTGGTTCTCATGTTTGTGCAAAGATATTGGGTTGGAGCAGTAATATCTCCAGGTTGACTCTGAACTTGCAGAATGTCTCTGAGAGTCAACACCCTTTGGTAGTTCAGAGGCAGTAGAGAGGAAGAAGTCATGGTCCCAGATATCTGTGTATCAAGCTGTAGATGTGGAAGCTTATGTTATATTTCCAAG